GTTTGGTTTCGACCTGGCTCTTTCGATCGCCTCGGGTGCGGATTTCCTCGGATACTTTCCAGTCCGGGACCCTGGTCCGGTTCTATACATCCAGGAAGAGGACCCCCCTCCCGTACTCAAGTCCCGAGGAGCGAAGATCTGGAACGGCAAAGAGATCGACAAGATGGTACTGGAGGAAGATGAGGGCATCGTGTGGCTCCCTCCTGCGCTTGAAGGCGGCTTCGATCCTGACATCAACGCCATGGTTCAGAACGGGGTCACGATCTCGGACGAGGTCTGGCAGCTGAGACTCGACGAAGTTCTCGAGGACAAGATGCAGCTGATCGCCAGAGAGGCCCAGCACTACCGTCTCATGGTGATCGACACTCTGATGATGACCGCGGGTGAGGTAGACGAGAACCGTGCACAGGAGATGACCACCCGCATCTTCCGACCGCTCAAGGTGCTGTCCCGCAAGCACAACGTCGCCATCCAAGTGGTTCACCACCTCGCGAAGTCCGAGAAGCAAAGGTCGGGACAACGGATGCTAGGCTCCGTCGCCAACCATGCTTGGGGTGAGGACAGTCAGTACCTGCTCCACACCGGCCGAGTCGGGTCGGGCGTGCTGAGGATGGAGTTCGAGAGCAAGGTGGCACCCGGTCAGGTCTACAAGGTGAGCAATCTGAACAACGATCGATGGGAGCCCATCATCGAGCCCTGGAAGAAGGACGACGACGAGAATCGTAACTCGCGACCTGCACGCGATGATCGATCGAGGGGTCGAGGAGGAAGCGGTCAGGGAAGCGATGAGGAGGGCGGGAAGTTGAGCGCTGCGGGTCATGCACTCGAGAAACTCGGGGGCCTGCAGACAACCAATGCGATTGCGACCGAAGCCAAGCTGTCCTATCAGCAGGCGTACCGACAACTGAAGCGCGACGACATGGTGCTTCGAACAGAGGAAGGATGGACCCTGAAGTGATCCGGAAGATGGAGGAGGACAAATGAGTGACTATGGATACGAGTTTCCCTCGGGCACTAAGATCCTTGCCACCCAGGTGGAGCTCAAGCTCCCGAACGGTGAGCACGTGGTCTTGACCGGGGGTAAGGGAGTAGCTGACACCTTCGTCTGGAGGGTCGGTCAGGAGTTCGAGGACATTCTCGGGGACAGCACCAAGCTGGTGACGAAGGTTCGCGAGACTCTCAGGCTGGAGATCAACATGGAGCTACTCAGGCCCGAGGACCCTACGGAATTCACCACCAAGACGGAGATCTGGACGCCATGAAGAACGCAGGACGAAGGAGCCCCAGTCAGAGACTCTCCCACGGCGGCAAGGACCCGAGTGAGAAGCCAGGCAAGGGCATCGACTGGGACGCTCTCCGACTCAGGAACGAGGAGCGCCTGGATCGGGAGTGGGACGCTGGGCTAAGGAACCCTGACACCATCCGTCAGCGGTGGCTCAGGACGCTCACGCCCAAGGAGCGGAAGGCGGAGTACGACCTACTCGCACAGGGCAAGCGGACCCCTCTCGCACTCGGTGTGGACGGGGAACCTCGCAAGGTGGGGGAGGCGACGACGCCCCCAAAAAACCCAGGCGGAGGAACAGGCGCCGGGGGAAAACCGAGAGGCACGAGACACTTCTCTCCCGACGAGATCATCCGTCTGTACGTCGAGGAGGATATGGCGCCGAGGGACATTGTGACCAAGATCGGGGGTAAGCCCAGTTACCCGACGGTCATCAAGTACCTCAAGGAGGCTGGAGTCTTCGACCGAGATCGACACCGAACGGGCGGCCGCAACGAGAACGGGCCCCAACGTAAGCCTCAGGAGAAATGCGCCAAGGGCCACGACATGACGATCGAGGCGAATGTCCTGCAACGGTACAAGAAGCTCGAGGACGGGTCCACACGCCCGAACGGTAAGGAGTGCAGGATCTGTAATCGTGAGCGCCAGAGGAAGTACAACAAGTACAAGTGGGAGAAGGATCCCCGGAACAAGAAGAACGGAGGGACGGGAAGATGAAGGATCACCTGTCCTGGCACTGCTGGAGGGAGGGGCACGCCTGGCTGCCGTGTCTGTTGAGGAAGAAGCGGGGGCACAAGGAGCCGGTGCCCGGAGCCGCCGAGTGGTGGGCCGCCATAGCCAATCAGACCCGCTTCCTAGGACCCAAGGGGGAGGTCTACCGCATGGTCGCCATCGACCACAACCTCCCGGTGGGTTACGGGTTCGAGATGAAGTGGCCCTACGAAGTGACCCTCGAGTTGGAGCAGACCATCGAGCAGCAGGTCAAGGGGATGTATCCAGGTGCCTGACACCGACGACTTCAATCGGGGAGTGGTTCACGGTTGGCTGCTGGCCGCTGAGCATCTTGAGGAGCACGGACACGAGACGCTCGACCCGGCAGGAGCCCGACGGTTCGCCGCGGACATGCGGACCAGGTTCTCGGTCATTCCCCTGAAGCTCTTCATCGTCACCGAGGGGGACTATGAGGATGAGGGAATCGTGGGAGTCTACGACTCTCTCGAGCGGGCCATGGGGCAGTACCCGGTGGAGACCGAGTGGGATCAGCTGGGAGAGAGCATGTGGACGGCCTCCCTCTACGAGCCGGCCAAGCACAGTGACATCTCGGGTAAGAAGAGAAGGTACAAGCATGGGGTAGCTATATACGGGCACGAACTCAACAAGGAGATCTAATGAACAGACACTGGTGGCACATCTATCTCGCCGGCGACGCTCTGCTGGTAGTCATCCTGCTGCTCGCTGTGGCCATAACGGCAGCAGGCTCGCTGGTGTGGATAGCCATCGCCGGAGGAGCATGGACCTGCTTCTGCGTGCGTAGAGGATGATGGAGCTCACGAGTGCCCGCCGAACAGAGAATTCTGCTCGCGAGTACGCCATGAGGCTGCCACTCCTACGCGTACGCGCGTGCGCGCGAGTATATACTTACGTCCTCTCCGAAGTAAACCCCTTTGGGTTTTACATTCAGAGATAGGATAAACAACCTAACAACAGCTGGAGACGATCGACCTCAAAGACGGCACGATGACGATAATCCAGGTAGACGATATTCTCGGACATCGAGGCTTTATCGTCGGGGACGACATGCGACGACATCTCAACGATAACGCCCAACAAACTGGAGGATACCTGAATTCCCCACATCACGAAGTGATGTGCCCGCGCGTACGGTATCGGGTGGCCTACCTAGTAGGACGACCCCCGCTAATCTACCGCGTGTCGTGCCGTCGTCCTGTCAGGCGTCGCTTCGCGCCGCCAGTCCGAGCAACATCAATACGAGGAGCACAAGATGGGCAGACTCACGAACGTGAGGCTGGGAGTCACACTCGGGCTAGAACTAGGGCTAAGAGGAGAACGGAATGCACGATCCGAAGTGCGAGTACAAGAGTTGGATGCAGGCGCTCACGGGTAGGGTTCCTCTGTCCCCGGAGGAGATCGAGGCCCTGAGATCACATAATCCTGCGCTGTGCTTCTGTCTGATGAGGCGCGGGGATGGAGACTTCGAGCCGACCTTCGCTCAGAACAAGGCATTGGTGGATCGGGCGCTCTCATACATCATGGATCGACGCAAGAACAAGGTTGGATCACGGACGGGCCGGTTCGAGGTAGCTCAGATACCTCTGACTCAGGAGTTGAAGGTGCCTGAACGGCTCGCGGAGGTCATTCCTGTAGACTTCAAGAAGCGATGCCGGATAGTCGACTCGGAGGGCTGATCCGCTCATCTTGAAGAGTGCTTGGGGACGCTCACGCGAAGCGAGGGAAGTGAGTGCGAGGGGTGCGATCGTGTCAGGCATGCAGCACAAGTTCAGGAGCTGGTGGGCACCTGACTCTGAAGTAACTCGTCTTCTAGTGATATCTCGACACCTGCTGTCGGGAATTGGACTCCCCGTTCGTCAGAACCTGTCTCTGCTCGTGACGTCTATTCCGGACTCGTGAATCAAACCCGTCTGGGGTTCGGACAACGCCGTCCGAGTGAGAGACGTGGTTCGGGGAATGGAGAATGGACTCGGAGGGATGACGGGGCCGGGAAGAAGGGGATGGAGATGGACGGAGTTAACGGTTCGTAACTGCCATGGAGGTCTCATCATCCACCGGGTAGACGACGGCTGGAGAGAACGAGAGAGTTCGGTCCCCACAAGATATCACGTAGGCCCAATTTCTGGGACGGATCCTGCGGCTCTCTCGCCGAAGCAGGTATGCCAGCATTCTGATGGCTACACGAGAGCCCCAGATCGGACCCTGGCTCTTGGTCACACGGGGATGAGCACTCGGGCTCCGAGTCACACTGGAGAGAACACTGCCAAAAGAGGTTCGAACGGAGCCTTGCGGCATGCGACGGGGTCTGATAGGATGATGACATCAACCCGATACCAACAGGGGTTCGGGGAACACATCAGGAGATGATGAAGATGTCGCAGATCACCACCGCCGAGTTCGCCGCCGAGCTGGACACGGACACCCGCACGGTTCGCAAGTTCCTGCGGAGCATCACGCCGAAGGACGAGCAGCCCGGGAAGGGCTCCCGCTGGGTGCTCGAGGGGAACAAGCGCTCCCTCAACCAGATGCGGAAGCAGTTCGCCGAGTGGACCGCCGAGCGCGAGACCTCGGTCGAGGAGGCCGAGCACGCGACGCCCGAGGAGATCAACGACTCCGAGGACGTCTCGGTCGAGGTCTGACACCCGAACGAGGTGCTCTCCCCACGGGGAGGGCATTCTCGTGTGTGTGCAGAGAAGCTCAGGAGCTGCTGGGAGATCTCTTCCAAAGTGGTCCCGTGCCCGTCCTTGAATCTTCAACTACTTCTGAAGTCGCCTAAGTCGATCGACATAGTGTACTTTCGCAGCCTGGCGCGATGGGGTCGAGGCAAACAGGGCGTACGGAGCGTTCTGAGGGGGGTCTGAGGGAGGCAGGGGGCGGCGGTCAATGCTACCATTCCGCGCTCCGGGCCGGCTCCGCATACGGCGTTTAAACGCTTCGGCGCTGAGGGGGCTCAGCGGCTGGCTGAGGGGGTCAACCCCCCACACCAATGCCAGCATTCCCCTCTCGTGACGACGCCCCGAAGGGCCCCTCTCAGCCCGTGATCCAGGCGGCGATGATGTGGTTCGTGATGCGGTCCATGAGGGGATGGAGGACCTGCTCCGCCATCGCATCTTCGTATGCATCTTCGTCGAACCCCTCGGGAGGGGCGGGGACGTAATCGGTCGCGATCTGCATGGCGTAGTCCTCGAGCGAGTCGGCGATCGCTTCATCGATGAACTCGAGCATGCGGTTGAGGAACCCGGGGTCGGGGTCGATGTCGCGAATGAACTTCGTGTCGAAGTGGATCGGTTGGTTGGTCATAGCAATACTCTATGCCATGGGGGGCACCCTGTCAAGGCGATCGGGGCAAAAAGATCGATGACTTTGCGCCTTGACATATGCTCGCAGGTGTGATCGTCAAGGTCAAAAGAAGTCGGAAAAAAGAGCCCAACCGCCTTGACCAGGAGGCGTGAGGGGGGTAGTATATGCTTATTGAACCGATCACCCCGATCGATCAAAACCAATCAGGAGATGATGAAGATGATGACCACCACCGAACTCGCGACCGACTTCGACACGACCCCGCGCGAACTGCGCAAGTTCCTGCGATCCCCCGAGTCGGGCATCGAGTCGGTCGGGAAGGGATCGCGATACGCCCTGCCGACCGCGAAGCGCGAACTCGCCGCGATGCGCAAGCGGTTCGATGCATGGACCGAGGCGAAGTCGACTAAGTCGATCGACGAGGTCGAGGTTCCGACCGACGCCTGATCGCATCCCGACGCCCCCCTTCCGAGGGGGGCTGAGGGGGTGTGTCGAGCGATCTGCGCGGGGCTGAGGGAGGGCGCAATGCCAGCATGCTCGTCGGTGTGGACCCCCTGACACACCGTCATGCCCCCCGTAGGGGGCAATCGGGAGTTATCGCTTGATTCCCTCCCACTGGAAGAGATCGAAGTCGATCGTGCATTGGACTAATCCCTCAATGCCGGGTTTGCTGCAGGAGAATTCTCCCCCCTCCATCATGCAGAGAGTGAGAAAAACTCCCATCGCATCTCCGAGATCGCGGGAATCGAGCGGTTCTTCGTTCTGGTATTCGGCGATCTGGATCAATTCTTCGTCAGTTCCCGAGAATTCCAGCGTCATCTTCATGGGGACGGTGCCCTTGATTTGGTTGGTCATAGCAATATTCTCTCATGACGCACAGGGCGTGTCAAGGCATACTGCCTAGTAACTTGCGAGGGCGTAGGCGGCGATCTGAGGGGGGGCAACGCTCGAGTGCGATGCCAGCATTCCCCTTCGACGATCAGGGCGTCAGGGGGCGTCAAAACTGATGCGATCTGCTCCTTGACTTTGCCCCTGCCATGCGCGATGATTGATGCATGACCAACAACCGATCATCCTCCATCCAATGCATGACCGCGATCCGCGACCTCGCTGCATACATCGCCGCATCCGCCGACCGCAAACTCGCCGCCGACTACCCCTCCGACTTCTACATCGCCTTCCTCGACGACGACTCCGACTACCTGCCCGCCGCCCTCGACCTGATGCGCGACCTGATGCTCGCCCTGACCGACGACGACCCTGACATCGCCTGCACCACCCTCCTCGCACGCATCATCCGCGACGACCCGATGATGACCGACGACGCGATCCGATACTCCGAACTGCCGCTCGACGCACCCTGCGATCTGCCCATCCGCGACTTCTACGCCGACTGATCGATCTCGATCCCCCTTCGGGGGGATTGGGGCGTGTTTGAGGCGGTTTGACCCGGAGGGGAATGCCAGCATTCCTCAGGGACCCGACGGAGCTCAGACGCCGCCTCACCCCGGGGTCTCCGACCCTAGGGCAAGGGGCAAGTCAGCGGATCGAGCGGTGCGGGACCGAGTTGCGGCGAGAGCGAGGCGGAAGGCGTCGGGCGGGGCGATCAGGCATCACCGGCGGGGGTGTGGAGCGGAGGTCGGCGAGGCGTCGGGCGATGGTCGCGGTCATGTCGATCGGGGTGCGGTCGTCGGTGGTCATATAGCTACTCTATGCTATGGGGTCGCTGATGTCAAGGTCTCTGATGCCTTGACTTGCCTCATGAGTCGAGATAGAGTGAGGGCATGATCACACGCGACCCCGACACCCATGACATCACCGTCACGCCCGACGACATCCCCGCTCTTGCTGCGTTGGTGATCACCGCTCGTGACAACCTGAAGAAAGACAAGGAGAAGATCCCTGGCTCCCTCACCCACATCTACGATCGCTTCATCGACGTCGCCGACAGGTTCGAGAATGCCGTTGACAAGGTGCGAGAGTTCTGATAGAGTCATACCATGATCAATTCAACCGCCCTCATCTTCACCCCTGACGAAGTCGAAGACCCGGTCTGCATCGTACCGGGCCATGAGCACATCACCGCCATGATCGAGGACAAGGTTCGATTCCTCGCCCTGCACAACCGACTCCACGAGACGGGGATGCAGGACTCCGATCTGCACGACGCGACCGTCATCGCCATCGTGGGGACGGAGCACGATCTCGATCGCGCCTGGACCGGGCCCTGGAACTGACCCTCGACCCTCCTTCGGGAGGGCTCCTGGGCGTGTAGCAAGCTCTCTGAGGCGATCGGGAATGCCAGCATACGTGACGCTGCGGGCTCGATTCCACGACGCTCCTATGCCCCTCTCGGGGCAGTCGGAGATCAGTGGTTGGGCGATGCGTGGTTGGTGTTCCAGTGGTGGTGGACGGGGACCGGAGTCGTGGGCGTCGGGAGGGGTGCGGGGCGGTCGGTTGTGGTCATAGCAATACTCTATGTCAATAGGGGGCACCTTGTCAAGGCATGGGGTGGGGTGAATCTCGCCTTGACATATGACGCCAAGTATGATTGTCAAGGTCAAAATGGCTTCGACTTTGGCCTTGCATGGCGCCGCAGGGGCATGGTAAGGTATACCTACCAATCAACGAGGGGCACGCCCCCCGACACCGAAGGAATGATCATCATGGCTCAGTTCTCCACCACCGAGGTCGCCGAGAAGTTCGAGACCAACGCTCGCACCCTCCGCAAGTTCCTCCGCGCCGACGCTCGCGCAGCCGACAAGGGGGACACCCTGCCGGGCAAGGGCTCCCGCTACTCGATCGAGGGCAAGGACCTCGCCGGCCTGAAGAAGCGGTTCTCCGCCTGGCAGGTGACGCAGGCCGAGGAGCGCAAGGTCCGCGCCGAGAAGGCGGTCGAGGTCGCCACCGAGGCCGTTGAGGTCGACGACGAGGTGCAGGACCTCGACGACATGGAGCCCACCGAGGATGAGCTCGAGGGCATCGAGGACTGATCGACCAAGGCCGCCCTCCCCTCCGGGGGAGGTGCGGTCGTGTGTCGGCTCCTGAGCGCCGTTCACTCGGTGTGGAATGCCAGCATACGTGTGGCTCACTAGGGCGCTGAGATCGGCTCAAACTCGCTCGCCATGTGCCTTGACATGGGCAGCAGGTCGCGATAGAGTATCTATATCAACCAACCGATACACAGGAGATGATGATCATGAACTACAAGTCCACTCTCGCCGCCGCCGTCCTCGGAGCGGGAGTCGTTCTCGCCTCCTCCTTCGCTGGGTACTCCGCCTCGACCGACGCTCCCACACCGGTCCCCTCGCAGAAGCTCTGGGAGCAGAAGACGCCCTGCGCCTACGAGGACTCGGTGAACTGCTACTGGAACGCCGGGGAGATGGGCAACGGCCACGGACACTCATTCGTGGTCCGCTGGATGCCCGGTCCCAAGGGCGAACGCCTGGTCTGCGTGCTCTACAACGAGCGGAAGTTCGCACGCCACCACGACTACTGCTCCTGATCAACTCTCCGGCCCCTGCCTTGACAACGAGGCGGGGGTCGGATAGAGTGTAAGCATGATCAACCACACAAACTGCGACCACCCCTCGACTTCGGGGGCACGTGCGAAGTGCCGGAGGCAGGCTGCCGGCGACGACTCTCCCAAGCGGAAGGTCATGGGCAAGAGCGAGGCGAAGGACAAGGACGACAACTACGGGCAGGTGCCCCGGGACAAGTGGTTGGAGTGCGACAACTGCGGAGTCGAACGCATCGCCTACAAAGGCACCGACCCGCTGACCGGCATCCTCCGATACGTCGGGGAGAGGTGCAGGTACACCATCGCCCGCTCGGCCGACATCACCCCGCTCGACTGACCGCCTTGACAGGGTTCGACGGATAGGATAGAGTATTGCCATGACCAACACATTGCCCATCGACCGATACTACCGAGGCTACCGACTCTCCAAGACCTGGGTCACCGACCACTGGGTCTTCAAGGTCTACTATGGCAGTGCTTGGGTTGATTCCTTTCTCCACGAGGTAGACGCCAAGGCACAGATCGACGAATGGCAGGCACCGCGATGAGCCTCCCCCTGCAGATGGTCCTCCTCCTGCTGGTGGGCCTGGCCATCAGTCTGATCGGACACCACTACGTCCGACCGCTCTGGGTCTGGATCGGGATCGGAGTCATGGTGACCGCGTTCTGGCTCGACGTCGGGTGGTTCATCTGGATGGGCTGGTTCCATGACTGACACAGACCCCTCTACCGGTTGGTGGTTCCTCCGGTAGAGGTCCTGCTGGTGGAGAGGCCGGATCGCAGGCGGCAGGTTGGATCATCTCTCCACCGCCAGAGAGGCTCGGGACGCGCCCCTGCGCACCGGGCCTCTCTTGGTGTGTGGAGGGCCTTGACATCCGGCCGCCGGAGGTGGTAAGGTATACCCATGATCAACAACTACCGCACCGCACTCCGACTCCTCGCCATCGCCATGGTCGGGTTCGCCGCCACCGCGATCCTGATGGCCGGGTCCCACGAGGACATGACCTGGGGCGAGGCCGGAGACTTCTCCTCCGACTCCTACGCGCAGTCGATCATGGACCGCCACGACAACTGCTCCACCGGCGACGATCACCCCGACACCTACCCGACCGGCGCGGTCCTCACGCTCTGGGGCGACGTCGCTCCCCACTACACCAACAACCCGAAGAGGGTCGACGCCGCTCTCGACTTCGCACTCGGCAAGAATGACCACCGCTTCTTCTCGGTGACCGCCTTCTGCTACTGACTCTCTACCTCTCGCTCGATGAGAGGGGTAGAAGAGCGTAGGGATCGATTAGGGCGTACCGGAATGCTGGCATGCCCAATGACGCAATCATCGATGCCGGAGCCCTCCTGACGCCTTCCTGCTATCCGTGAGGCGTGACCGGTCGACCGATCATCGGGCGCAATCGCGCAGGCCGTCCAAAGAGGGGCACCGGTCGCTCCTTGACAAGGGTGCCGGGGTCTTATAGAGTACTGCTATGACCAACACCGACACCGCAACCATCCGACTCAACAACAACCACGGCCTCTTCACCGCCGACAACGACAAGGTCGAACTGCTCCTGATCAAGACCGCCTCCTGGGACCGGGCTCTGCTTCGACGCCAGGTCGAGGGATGCTGCGGTTTTCCGGAGGGGTCCGATGCACTGAGGGATTGCACCTGGCTCGAGCTCTGCATCATCTGGGTCGACTCGGGGAACTACATCCTCTGACTCCCCTATACCGAGGGCCCCGCTGAGGCGGGGTTCTTGGGTGTATAGGAGGGGGCCAGGACAGGGAGGTATGCTGGCATGCCCCGCTGCAGGAGGGGCGGTATACAGGGGGTCATATACAGGGGGGTATGAGAGGGGGGCTGGGGATGGGGGTATGGGTAGGGGTAGGCACAGGCATGGGTATGGGTGGGGGGCAGGGTGATGATGAGGTAGGTGATGGGCAGGTAGGTAGATATGTAGCGGATACACCCTTGCATGATGAGGGATGGTATGGTATGATGGTGGTATGATGATGAAGGATGGATGCCCTCTCCTCCTCTCCATGCCTGTCTCTCTCTCGTTCGTTCCTCAAAATGATCGATCTGGTCCGTTCCTTCTCGGTCGTTGGTGGTGGTGGGTCGATTCCCCGATGGTCTGAACCCCCCCGGGTGGAAAAGTGCGCGTAGACAGGCGGTGGTGGCTGCCACCGTCCCTCACGTGAGTTTTGGCTCTTTCTGGGGGGCTCCATGCCACGTAATGCCTCCTCCTCAGCCGGCCCGGACAGGTCACGAGAACATTGACGACATAGAACCGAGATGATAGCATTGAGGCATGACCAATCTTGACATGCGCAACGTGCCTGACCACTACCCTGAACGAGGGGATCAGGTCCACCTCTGGCTGCAGGACTTCCTGCAGTTCCACACCAACGACCGGATCGTCGAGGGCGCCGCGAGCCGAACGGTCGAGCGGCTCATCCGTCAGTACGAGCTGGCCGCCGACGAGATGCTGTCTCTCGAGAACGTCGTGAACGGCGTCCCCAAGCCGTCTCGGCACCCCAAGGCCAAGAGGAAGAGGCCATGACCGACGCGGAGTATGAGAGGCTCCGCAGGGAGGTCGAGCGCACTCGGGTGGAGTTCGTCGCCGTGCCCTGGTGGAGACCTCTCAGGCGCCAGCGGGCCGCCCAGAGGTTCAAGAGTGTTCTGCACCGAGGGGCACGCTGGGAGCTCAACCACCCCAACTACAAACTGGAGGAGGAGCCATGAGCCACCATCTGAACCTCGACAGACATCTTGAGATACACGACGAGCATCGCAGGGCCGACGGGCACCACTCGACGAGGATTATCGAGGTGAACGTGCCGCTGAGCGACATTGTCGGCTTCGAGCACGAGCTGATCGTGAGAACTCACGCCGTAGCTCCCCATCGGCGGCGGATCATGGCCGTGTCTCTGACGGTGGAGATCTGCAACGAGTGCGGGTTGAACGTCGGCATGAGCTGTCAGCACGGCATGAGTTACTGGACCCACAGGCCTGGGTGCCCGCGACACGATCCGTCTCTGCCTCTCGTGTGGAGCATGTACCGAACGTACGCTGAGGCGCTGTTCGCTGATCCGGCGGCTCCCAGCGAGAGCTGCAGCGGATGCCTACTCGTCTGCCCCGTCTGTAAGGCGGATGGGACGTGACGATCTTGCTGGTGGCGGTGTTCGTGCTCGTGGGGCTGAAGTGTCTGACCTGGGAGTTGCATGAGCCGCGCCGGCGGAGACGATGGGACCATCTTATGGACGAGGCAAGAAGGGACATGAGCCGTGGAGAAGTACGAGGAGGTGCTGGGGCCGGCGACGTCTCTCAGCCACCTGAAGCCGACGGAGGGGTGCGTCGTGATCCGTGACCAGACGGGGCAGCTGTTCGTGAGATCGGTCATCGACGAGGACGTGCTGTCCTTAGCTAGGAGGTATGGAACGTGAACAGCGACAAGCTGTACAAGGAGATCGGCAAGATGCCTAAGAACACATCAGTGTTCGTGAGGGTCGACGGCGACATCCGCTCAGTCACGTCAGTGGGCGTGTTCGCGCTGCCCGGCTCCCATCCGGGGCAGCAGGTCGTGTTTGTCGACGTCGAGCCGAAGACCCCTGAGCCCGTCCCGGACTGGAAGATGTCCACCGGCCAGATCATGGTGCTGCCTCCCTCACCCATGGAGACGATCGCGAGCGCGCTGCGCGGCATTGAAGGAGCTCTGACCGAGATCAACGACGCACTCAAGTACCCCATCCGGGTGAAGGAGGAGGGATGAAGCGCTACAGGTACGCCAACGGCGAACATGAGGCCTTTCTGGAGCCCCCGACCGACGGTACGCCCGTGCCGGCCATGCTGAAGTTGCCGGTCGGCGGAGAGTGGGTGATCTTCCGGCTGATGGGGGATGTAGGGATCAAGCGGGCCATGCGTCCTCTAGACCGAAAGAACGTTCATCCCAGCGAGCTGTCGTACGAGGAGATATTGTACGCTCCCGTAGGCTCGCCGGCGCTGAAGGTGCTGTTCGCTCTACGCAATCTGGCCGAAGAGCTAAGGGTGGACGTCAACACTCAGGCTCCGTTGGAGGACGGTAGTCTCTCCTCATTCCAGGCCCACGGCGGCTGGCGAGCCAAGACCATCAAGGAGTTGGCTGCGGACATCAACGCGGTCTTGTGAGACTTCCCGCCCAATCGGGCGGGTCAAACAGGAGGTAAGGAATGAGATTCAGGATGTTGATCGCTTTGGCGATCTTGGGCCTGATGGTCGGGGTCTCTCCGGCACAGGCCAAGACGATCGTCTCTCTCGGCGACCAGAGTCACGGCGAGTACTACGACACCTCATACAGGGGGGCCGGTCACTACGTCGACGCTGAGTGGTGGGGTGAAGGAAACACGGCGAACCCTGAGCGCCGGCCGAGCATTCGCGAGACCGTGCAGACGAACGACATCGAGGGCCCTGAGGGAGAGAAGTGCGTGCAGATCGCGTACGACTGGACCTCCATGCCGTCGACCGGTCACTACGATGTTCGAATCGTGAGGGACTGCGACTCGAACTCGAGCATCACCAACGCCAACGGATACGGGTACCTGGAGCCGTACTGCGCCCCGGCCTTCGACGGGTTCTGCCCGATCAAGCTGTCCAAGGTGCAGTACGCCATCTACGATCGTGACACCCAGAACCTGATCAACGACTCCAAGCACTGCCGAGGCCCTGGTGTGGACACGCAGACGAAGTGCGAAGCCTGGGAGCCCACCGGAGAGGTCACGACCGCCGCTCGCATCTGGGGAAGAAGGGACGATGGCTCGACGTGGCTTCAGACCGGGGGTGACCCCCAGAGAGCCGGAACGTGACCTGATGCCGGCGGGCGATTGACACCGCGTATCCGGCATGATAGGTTTTACCCATGACCGATATCTAGGGCTAGCCCACCGCACGGGCAGATGATGTACTCGGGTAAGACCTCGTGATGACTCCTACAACTTCAGACACTAACCCACAAACAGCACGGATCGTTGTGATCCTCGCTGGAGGCATATATCAGGCGGCGCTGCCCCACACCGGCCAAGCTGACGCAACAGGCGCGGGGCCCTCCATACATCGATCTTCAAGGAGAAGACAATGGACCAGATCATCGTAGCAGGACTCATGCTCGCGTTCGTCGCTTGCGTGATCCTGGCGGGTGTCGCCGCGATCGTGCGGATGAACCACCTGCAGAGGGAGGACCGCATGGTTCTCGCCGATTCACACCAGCGCGCCGGCATCGAGTGGGAGTGGGCGGAGCGGCTCAAGTTCGAGCAGGCCGTCCGCGACCTCGATCACGGCAACAGCAAGCTGCCGGGGTCGGTGAACTGATGGCGGACGCGACCGAGCGCGAAAGCCATTACACCGCGCACATCGAGGTCAAGAAGGTCCGCCACGCCGTACCCGGCGACGAGCGGAGCCGCACCGCCGGCCGTGACCGAGAGGTCCACGAGATCACCGACATCGTGGTGAGGTCCAGCGACCTCCACACGCTGAAGGAGAAGCTCTCCGCGCACATCGCCCTGATCGAGGAGGACTGATGCAGAAGGTCACTATCACTGCGTACAACCGTACCGACGACGCGCCCATCAGCGAGGATGAGGTCGTGGACGTGCTCATGCCCATCGGTCTCTCCGATATCTACGTGCAAGTTGACGAGCTTGAGGACGAGGAGGATGACGATGAGTAACTTGATGCTTCACGCCGAGGTCGAACTCAAGCGTGCCGGCTACTCGCTTGAGTCCGAGGACGAGATGGACCGAGTGATCTACCGAAACACGATGGGCATCGTTCGTCTGTTCTCCATGTGCGGACACAGTGGGGGCTCAGCTCCGATCCACACCGACATGATCGCCAAGCTGCTGAGCTTCGAGCCTCTTGGCCCGATCACCTCCGACGTTCACGAGTGGCAGAAGATCGCCGACGGCATGGGGTTCGAGGACCCCACCTGGCAGAATCGCCGTGACGGTCGCATGTTCTCTCACGACGGGGGTAAGACCTATTACAACGTCGAAGAGCTTCGGTACGGCTGGCGACGTCGGGTGTTCGGTCGTCGCAAGATGTACACGAGCGCTCCTGCAGAGGGGTGGTGATCATGAGGCGGCGATGCCTGCATCGATGGCGCCGGCGATCCTGGGGCGACTCCCTGAATCCCTCATGCCGACCCTGCGCGGTGCGCCGGGCTCGCAAGCTGGCGAAGCTCACATCGCTGGGGTTCTGATGGACGACAACAAGAGCATGGTCAGCATGATGGCTGCTCACATGAGCGACGCTGGCCGTATGATGCGTCACAACAAGCCGCCTTCGCTCACTACCGTACGTGGCCTCATGGAGGCCATTCGATGGCTGGACAAGCAGCGTCGATCGGCCCTGGAGCGACTCAACACGGTCGAGGGTCGCCTGTTCGAGGTGGCCGGCGAGACCCCGACAGTTCCGATGTCATTGCAGGACGCTCTGATCGAGTTCTGTTCGTGGCTCCAGGTAGATGGTATCCCAGGCGTAGAGTTCGACGTCAACCAGGATCGATACGTGGAGATGGCCAGGTCGTTCATCGCCTCGTACGCCGACTCGTTTCCCGATCGTCAGCTGCCGGGCGTTCGCCCCACCCCCCACCAGCTGGAGGAGGAGCTGTGATCGATCTACGAGCTGCGATCGCGGACATGATCCGCAAGATGGGCGACTACCCGGGCGCTCAACTCGAGTGCGCCGACCAGATCATCGCCACCGTCGACGCCGCTCGTGCCCAGGAGCAAGAGGACAGGTATACCATCCGCACCATGACTCAGAACGATCGAGGTCAGTGGGTGCCGGCGATCCCCATGCCGTTCGTCACCACGTGGAACAAGTACCGATGCACCTGCCGCAAGAAGCCCTTCTGGACTCTGGAGGAGTACAAGCAGCATTGGGTCTACGAACACGTCTACCAAGGAAGGCCTGAAAGACCATGAGCTCTCCAACCACTCGTGAGCCTCAATACACCCCACCCAAGCGCAGGTTCAGAGTCATCCATGGCAAGCAGCGACTCACCACAGACCTGTCGACCCGCAGGGTGACCAGGACCCCCGACGAGGAGATCATCGAGCGAGAGAACATCCGGTTCTACGACTCGTTCGTGGTATTCTCCGACGGCGGCGAGTACCAGGTACAGGTTAACATCGTCGCCGTGAGCTGGGAGTCCGGCATGAGGATCGAGGAGGTCATGGGGGATGCCTGACTTCGACGAGGTCGACAAGCGCCAGATGGGGCTCTACCCCAAATACGACGTCATCAAGCGTGAGACTGGGGAGCTCGTCACCGAGCCGGTGTTTGTGCTCAACCCCCAGACCGACCCTCTCGCCATGGTGGTTCTTGACCTGTACGCCAGCTTGGCGTTCATGGATGGGTTCGACCCGCTGGCCGAGGACATCCACGAGTGGGTGTATCGGGTGAGGCACGGCGATCACCCCACCGTCGAGGGTGTGGAGGAGTGGGCCGAGTCCGACTTCTTGACTCGACTCAAGCTGGCTAAGGGTAGGGTGGCTCTCCTGAACGCAGCGAAGTCGGTACGGAACGTCGAGCTTCTCGAGCAGAAGGCTCGGGAGAACAAGGAGGAACCACAATGAAGAAGCTCATCCTGGCTCTCGCGAGCCTCCTCTGTATCTCAGGTTCAGTGGTCGGAGTCGCTACCTCATCGGCTCATTCCGCCGGGTGCGGACCTGAGCAGTTCACCAACAGCACCACCGGCAACGTCGCCGGCGACAACCTCAAGGTGGCGGGTCGACCACTTCGGTGGACGTTCGCCGTGTACTCTCGTGACTGCGATGGGTACGACCTGATCACCGGAGTCAGTGCGGGACTCTCCAAGACCAGTGGAGGTTGCCAAGCTGCTCTTGGCTATACCGACGGATACAAGTTCAACCCCAATGCTCTCGGCGGGGTCAATGGCGGTGAGAAGTGGGTGAACTGCATCGCGTCAGCTGGTGACTACGGCGTGACCTACCCCTCGTATGAAGGTGTGCACCTCACCTCGGGCATGTCCTCGGCGGCGCGCTGCTTGAACTTCACGTTCACCGTGGACATCCAGGCGCAGGCGGACCCGTCATGGGACAACGCGGCGCCGATCTGCTTCAACGGACTCTAACCACATCAACGGAGGGGGTGTCTTATGGCACCCTCTCCAGAGGGGACACTATGAACACTAGCGAACTTCAGCCCATCCTTTGGCAGGAGGTCGAAAACCACGGCCGGATGAGCATCTACACCTTGAACGACAACGGCAACCTGATTCCGGTCACCGGGGCCAAGGTTGTAATCCAACGGGACGAGACCGACGTCCCTATCCTTGTAATCGAAAGGTAGTACATCATGACCAAGAAGCAGAAGCTGACTCCGATTCAGGGCGTTCTGATCAACCAGAGCGGCCTCCTAGGGCATCGCCTGCGTAGCAATAAGAGCATCCTTGAGGCTCCCAAGATGCGCAAGTCGCGTCGGGACAAGCAGGCCGAGCGCTGATGCCTGCTGATGAGCCGATCGTCCCTGATCGCTCCCCAGGCCCTTCCCCCGCGACCTTCAAGTGGCCGTGCGAGCGGCGGGTGGCGCACGGGCCTCACGACCGCACTCTCATTGGCTGGTGTGGGGGCTTCGGTGAACTTCGAGAGTTTCTCGATGACCCTGCGGGGGGCCCTAATACCCGGTACCCTGACCCGGTGTATGTTCTGGGCGAGGGTGGGGTCACTAACCAGAAGAGGTGTCCGGGGGTTCTTGCCCACCCTCGAACCATGATCGGAGGCGGGTTTAATGCCTGAGAACTACCGATGGCCCACCGAGGTCATCCAGTACGTGGAGACCCACCTGTTGATCGAGGTCGGCACCATCGTTTCTTTGTACCCGAGCGACGACCCGGACCAGAGCCGAAAGTACCAGGTGGCAGAGATCCTCAGCAAGAATCCGAAGCGTTACCAAGTCAGATTGGAACTAATCCCATGACTGAACCGATCCACGAGTCCGCTAGTCACATGTCGGACATCGAGGAGGGTGACAATGGTTGATACTCACGACTGCGTCTTCAACGAGATCGAGATCGAGGAGGGAGACTTCGACGAGGGTGACAACCTCAAGGTCGGGATGAAGGTACTCCTCCCCTGCTTGGTGTGTGGATTCACGGCGAGTGAGCACATGGGCATGCTCGAGATGTACTTCGAGGAAGCCACGAAAGCTCTCACGGAGTCGAAGCCGACCCTGCCGCTGTTCCACTGGGCACCCACCTCGAGACGCAAGCAGATCATCCGTCACGGTCTGCGGCCGTTCATGAGGAAGACCACCTCGACCGGCGATGACACCGAGAAGTACAACGTTGTCTGCTTCGCCGACTCGCCTTCCTGGGCATGGGCATTGTCTGGAGGTATGAAGTGGACGCCCGAGGGTGAGTGGGACCTCTGGCAAACCTCGCTCGACCGGATCAACACTCCGGTGGTGATGCCCGGCGACTTCCGAGAGTCGGGTATCTACGAGGTCAGAACTGAATACCGTGTCTACAAGAGGCATCTCTGGTACGTAGCCACCCGCCTGAAGTGACCTTCCAGCCCATCGCAAGATGGGCGGAAGTGTGTGTAGCCCACCTTGACATTCACGGAACCGTGTTGCGATGATGAACTCGTTCCCCCTCACGTAATCCGTAAACGGAAGGTAGCCATGAACGACTTCTTCGGCACTGCTCTCTTGGTCATTCTCATGGCCAATGGGGCAGCGCTCGGATGGGTCGGCTGGAAGCTCTCCGATCTTCTGGCTTACGCCCGGCAGACCCAGACTGACGTCAGCACCGTTCGACTGAAGTTGAGCACCAGAGTCAGCCGCGTCTCGATGCAGTCTGGAGCGGTCTCCGATGAGCAGCAGCTCCAGAGACTGGGACGTGCGTCCGTAGGACGCCGAATCGTCGTTGGTGGGGATGACGACTCACAACTCAACAGGGACTTGACAACCTCGTTGATTAGGGAGGCCGACGATGAGTGAAGCCAAGATACTCACCATCGACTTCAGCAAGGCCGACTCCATCAGGCTCCACAAGAGCGGCAAGATTCGTGATCGGGGCAATGCTCGCGACATGCGCCCGGTCAACGAGGAAGGCAAGCTGCTAACTCCCAAGCAGATCCGCGCTCGGGCGAGGCGCAAGCAGGAGAAGAAGCGCCGCGAGCTGATGAGCGAGGCGGAGTTTGAGGCTCTCTACAAGCCCATTGAAGAGTGGGACATGGAGGAGCTGGCTCGAGGGCGACCGCGCAACGCCGACGGTAACTTCCGAGGTCGAAAGCCTGGGTGGATTGATCGCGAAGTCCACGAGCGCGCCATGGAACTCTTCGTCGAGCTGACCAAGTCGGAGATGGGCGCACTTGCCCCCTCGGCTCTGGATTCGCTACGATGGGTTCTCACCTCCGACGAGGTGGACGAACGGGGTAAGCCCATCGTTCCCGCGGCGGCCAAGAACCAGGCGGCGATGTTCCTTCTCGAACACGTCGTCGGGAAGCCCAAGCAGCACGTGCAGCAGGACATCTCGGTTCGGTTGCAGGGCATCCTGGGTGCGGTCATGGTTAACCCGAACGAGGCCCTTGCTCCGGAGGAGCAGGGTGGTCTCGGGGGGTACTCACTGGCCCACCTGCCGGGGCAGACGATTCCTATCGGCGCTCTCGGGGCCCCGGCCCCTGACGAAGAAGACGACTATGAAGAAGGAGAGGCATCATGAGCGACGCTACGCCCGCTGCCCCCTGCACCATCTGCAAGGGTTCCAAGGCCGAGCACTTCGACAACCACGGGCAACCGACGCGGCAGCACGCATACACCACAAAGGACGGCGACCTGGTGACAAACCAGGAGATGGCTAAGCGGAACCAGCCACAGGGCCAGCGGACGCCGTTCAACCCCGCCATGCTCATGGGCGGGAACCCCATGACGGCCGCAAGGCTCACTGAAGTACTGCTCGAGAAAGGGGTCCTGACCACCGACGACGCTCTGTACATCGCCATGATGGGGCCGAAGCCGACCCCGAAGAGCGGCTTCATGGACCCCGCGACCGTCGTGGAGGTGAAGCGCTGATGGTCATGGTGCTCGAAGTAGAGATGGTGGAGGCGATCGCTCGAGTAGGGCGGGGTCGGGCTCCGGCTGAGGCCTGCGGACTACTTCTTCCACACCCGGTGAAGGGTCGGCAGGTGATTGAGATTCCTAACCGATCCAAGCAGTCTCATGATAGCTTCGAGATGGCCGGAGCCGACATGATGATGGAGCTAGAGCGGCTCATGCCGTGGGAGGCCATCGAGAAGATGTTGGATGGAGGAACACTGACGGCCTGGCACACTCACCCTAGTGGGAACGTTGGACCATCCCTGACCGATCTTAAGTACAAACCCCCGAAGCTTCGAAGTCTGGTGGTGACCCTGTTTGAGGACGGCAGGACGCCACTCGCTACCTGGTACTGACGCCCCCCTACCGCGCGTCCTCCTCATCCCGGTAGGGGGGCGTTACAGTTGAAGAACTCACCCGCAGAGTGCCGCGGATCCGGCGCTGCAGAGCACCCGGGTGAATTAGCCCGGGGTCGACCCACCCCCATCTCAGGGGTCGGCCTCGGGCAATACTTTGGAAGGAGTTAGAGATGGTCACAGCACGTAGAGTGGATGGTGCCGACATCAGCCACTACCAGAGCAAGGTAGATCTTCGAGCGGCCAAGAAGGCTGGCCTGAAGTTCCTATACCACAAGGTCAGTGAGGGCGACAGTTACTTCGATGACTCGTACGGCCCTCGGCTCAGGGAGGCTCGAGACCTCGGCCTGCCGGTGGGAGGTTACCACTTCGGACGAGCGAACAAGGGAGATGCTGAGGCTGAAGCTCGCCGTTTTCTGAAGATGCTGAAGGCTAAGCCCGGCGACATCATCCCGGCACTCGACCTCGAGACAACTGAGGGCCTCACCGCCAAGGAACTCAAGGTGTGGAGCGCCAAGTTCAGTCAGGTGGTCTATGACTCTCTGGGAGTACTGCCGGTGCTCTACGGACCGTTCGGCAGTCTCGGCATGGACAAGCAGATCCTCTGGGTTCCGAGGTACAACAACACCAACACTCCCCCGGACAGTCGTTGGGACATCTGGCAGTTCTCCAATGGTCATTACGGAGTGCCGAACGACTTCTCTGGCCTGGGTCACTGCGATCTCAACACCTTCGGCAAGGGCATGACCATGAGTCGGTTGATCATCCCTCGCCAGGTTTCCTCCCTGGACGTGCTGATCTGGCACATCAGCATGCAGTTCAGCGACACTGACAAGCAGCAGCAGGCCGACGCCAACAAGATCTTCGCGACCGCTCGGAAGAAGGGGGTTCGCTGGATCACCGGCACTGAGGCCGGCCCGGGTAGCAACCTGGCGACGTACCTGCGGGACGCCGCGGAGGCAAACAACTACCGGATCTTCCGAGGTCTCGGTCAGGACGCCTGGATCGCTGTCGCCAAGGAGACCATCGTCGACAACTCGTGGCAGCAGGACGCTGGCGACGTAGTCGTTGACGGCAAGGGTGGCCGCTACACGTCCAAGAGCGTCCCAGTCGTTTCGTACACCGACACCGTCTTTGGACCCAATGCCGTTGGCGCCTCCCACTATCTCACGAAGGGTCGCCCTGGTGCCAAGCCGCCTTACGACCAGAACGTCGAGGAGAACAACGCCCTCGCCGACGAGGTGGGTGCTCGTGCCAAGGAGTACGGCAAGGGCAAGCGAAAGTTCTGGTACGGCGGCGATCAGAACATCGTCGATCGTACCGAGGACACCTTCTTCGGTCAGCCTCTCACCTCCTGCTGGGACGAGCTGCAGCGGTGGGAGAACACTGGCCACGGCAACATCGACGTGATCGCCACCTACGACGGTGATGGCAAGGTCACCTGCAAGTCCGCCACGGTGCTCGACGACGGTGAGTTCAAGCTCCACACCGACCACTGGCTGGTCGAGGCCGTCTACACCATTCAGTACTGAGGAGTGACATGACCGACCGCCTCATCCCCATCCCAACTCAGCCGGGCATGGGTCGATCCCTCATCCACCACGATGAGCGTTCGAAGCAGTTTCGAGCTCTGGATCTACTCGGTGTAACTGACTCGACCAAGCCTCGTGATCGTACCTGGCGTCGAGGTCTGCCGTACGACCAGGGTTCCACCTCTCAGTGCGTCGCCTACACGGGCAAGGGCGTGCTGAACACCACCCCCAACTCGTCCTCGATCCCTTATGACAAGAGGTCGAAGTACGACCCGTCAGTGTTCTATGCCGGTGCTCAAGAGAACGATGAGTGGGACGGTGAGGCCTACGACGGCACGTCTGCCCTCGGTCTTTGTCGGTGGCTGAAGGGTCAGGGCATCATCGATGAGTACCGGTGGTGCTTCGGTCTCAACGACGTGCTGCTGACTCTCTCCCACATCGGTCCAGTGGGCATTGGGGTTTGGTGGTACACGGACATGTTCTTCCCCGTCGATTCTCAAGGGTTGATCCGGGCTACCGGAGCTCAGGAGGGTGGGCACGAAGTCGAACTCATCGGTGTGGACGTGAGCTCGAAGCAGGTGATCGGCATGAACTCCTGGGGCAAGGACTGGGGCGCCAAGGGGCGCTTCCGCCTGAGCTGGGACGACCTGGACAAACTTCTGACCGATAGCGGAGACGCATTCGTGATCGTCGATTGATCGAGTCAAGAGCTCGCTCAGGAAGTATGTACGGATCGATTTGGGAGGGTGGGAAGTACTCGCTCGCTCAATGACTCATCGAACAAACTCTCAGAAGGGTGGTTCAAAGTGGCTACCAAGTCACTCGCCAAGATGACGGACAAGGAGCTCGAGACCGCCTGGACCAAGGCGGCCAAGGAGTTCGAAGCCGCCAAGGACAAGTGCCGTGAGTTCTCCCAGGAGCACCAGCGGCGAAACGACCTCGAGCGTGCTCGGCAGGCCTTCGAGACCATGAGCGACAGCCAGCGGGCTGCTCTCGTTCAGCTCGCGGAGACCGAGGGCATCGAGTCCCAGGAAGGAACTAGTGAGCTCTGATGGCTAACGCACTCTTCGACCCCGGCCGGGAAGGTTTTCTCGCGGGCGAGATCGACTGGGACACTGCGGTGATCAAGGCGATTGCCGTTCGTGGTTACACCTTCAGCGCGGCCCACAAGTTCGTCTCTGACGTCACCACTGCAGGCGGAACGATCGCGTCGACTTCAGCTGCGCTCAGTTCCAAGACGGTCACGAGCGGTGTTGCCGACGCGGCTGACATGACTCCCCTGTTTGCTGCCGTCGCGGCGAACGCCACCAACCATGTGATCATCCTGATCCAGTCGTCGGCGGTCGGCGGTGGAGCTGACGTCGCAGCTACGGCTCAGCGGGTGATCGCCTACATCGACACCGGTACCAACATCCCGTTCACCACGAACGGCGGTGACATCAACGTCACCTGGGACAACGGCACCAACAAGATCTTCAAGCTCTGACCGTCAGAGCTGGGGAGGGAGATATGAAATACACACGATGGCTCGGGTTAGTCCTGAGCATGATTCTGGTGGTGCTGACGGGTAGCATTGCCAGTAGTGCGCCTACTACCCCGATCACTCCGAAGAGGATCGGCATGTCGGCTCCGGCAAGCCTCTGGGATCAGCGAATCAACGAGGTGGGCGCTTGTGGAGTCACGGCCCGTCGAATCTTCGCTGATGTCGTGTCCGGTGGTTCTAGCCAGATGAATCTCATCCAGGACGCAGTCAACGATGGCATGTTGCCCGTCATCTCGTACAAGGTCCCGAACGTGACCACTTTGATCAACGGTGGATACGACTCGTGGCTGACTGCACTGAAGGCAGACCTTGTCGGTCTGAACACTCAAGTTACGGCGACTTTCTGGCACGAGCCGAACGGCGACATGACTGGTACTCAGTTCCAGCAGGCCAGTCAGAAATTCTATGACAAGGTCAATGCTGCGAACATCGAGGTCGGCCCGATCCTGAACGGCTGGCTGCTCGACAACCAGCAGTCCACGTTCGCTTCCTTCACCAACGCGACTCTCCTGTCCGAGTGGGAGTTTGTCGCAGTCGACTCCTACCAGTCCGGTGACCCAACCAACCCAGGCACGAAGATGCCGGCACGAGCGATCCCGCTCCTGGCAACTTGGCTCGACAACCATGGGCAGCCCAACAAGCCCATTGGACTCGGTGAGTACAACGGGTTCTCGGCTGCAGCCATCCAGCAGGCCGGCGAAGCGATCCTGTCCACACCTGAGGTCTGGTTCGGCCTCGCGTGGAACAGCACCGGTGACTCGTACTCGCCGCTGACGGGAGATCGTCTGACTGCGTACCAGGCCACCAAGGCTGACTCGAGGGCGTTGCATCTTTCTCCGCCCTGCTGATGAACTATGCCGGGTCATACTGAGAGGTATGGCCCGGCTTCACACTTGAGGAGGTGGCATGACCTACATCGGCGGTAGTACTCAAGTAACGTCGGCCACCACCTCTGCGGTCAACGTCTCGATGCCTGCGGGTATTGCTGCTGGTCACCTAGCTTTCTTCTGGTTCGGCACCAACTCGGGCAGCGTCACGGTCACTACTGCGCCTACGGGTTGGACTCTGGTGAGCCCGAGCCCCATCCGTAACGGCTCGACTCTCTCATCCTGGTTGTATTACAAGGTGTTGACTGGGTCTGAGACCAACGCGACTGCTACTCTGTCTGCTGCCGGTCGAGTGCATGCTGCGATCGCGGTCTTTTCCACGAACTCAAGTTCTCCCCACGTCACCTCGTGGAACGAGACCACGGCCGACAGCTCAGTGTCGCTTCCCGCGTACACTCCAGCATCGGCAGACGCTCAGGTTGCAGTTCTTACCCAGGCGCGATACGGCACCACCAACGGCACCGTCACCTATCCGGCCGGGTACACTGAGCAGTTCGAGGCGATCACCGGCTACGCCGTGCCGAACTTCGGGATCGCTGCGGCCACCAAGGATCTGGTCGGCGGACCGACTACGCAAGCTGCCGAGGACGGTACTTTCACCCAGCCCGCCACTACTATCGGCTGGGTACTGGACTTCACCCAGGCCGGTAGTGCCGCCGTCACAGTGACCCCAACCGGGTTCAGTGATGGCTCTACCCTCGGGGGCCCGGTAGCGGTCAATACTCTGCTGGTCAGTGATCAGGTCGGTAGCCCCGCTAGTGCTGAGGCGTTTGGTACCTCGGCCCTTTCATTCTCCACGGCTTCAACCAACCTGTCCCCAACCGGGGTGGCTTCGGCGGAGGCCATCGGTACCGCAGCAAGAACCTCCAGCTTGACTCTGTCGCCAACCGGAGTCGCTACCGCTGAGGCGTTTGGCACTACGGTTCGGGGCGGTTCTCTGGCGCTGTCTCCGACCGGAGTAGTTTCCGCAGAGGCTTTCGGAACGACCGTTCGGACCTCGGTTCTTTCGACTGCGCCGGTGGCTCTATCGTCCGCTGAGGCCTTCGGCGTGGCCGTCACCAGTGGGAGCTTGGCGCTGGCGGTCACCGGCATCAGTAGTGCTGAGGCCTTCGGGGTTCCCACGCAGAGTGCAGGTCTCACCGCTGCCCCAACAGGGATTGCTGGTCAGCAGACTCACGGAGCTCAGGCCATCTCTGCCCAGCTGGCGATCACGCCGACCGGGCTGGGGTCACTCGAGGGTGGGGGATTGGCCACCGCCGCTTCGATTCTCGGCTTGAGCCCCACCGCCCTCGCTAGCCTGGAGACGTTTGGAAGCACTTCCCTCGCATTGGGCTCGCTTTCATTGGCGCCGACCGGCATCACCCCTGCTGAGAACTTGGGGTCGCCCCAAGTAACTTCTCAGGGTGGTCTTGTGACTACGGGCATCAGCAGCCAGGAGGCGTTCGGAGCACACACTCTCACGAGTAAGTTGGGAGTGGCTCCATCTGGGGCTTCTACCTCAGAGAGTTTCGGAACGGCGGCGGTTCTAGCTAAGATTCTCTTGTCTCCCGCCGGGGTAGCTACCTCGGAGGCGGAGGGTACACCCAGCCTCAGTAGTGGGGCGGTTAGCTTGGGACCGACAGGAGTAACTTCGGGTCAGGGCCTTGGTAACCCCACGCTGGCTCTCAAGTTGCTGGTGATGCCCACCGGGCTCGTTCCTGACTCCGGTTTCGGTATTGCCCAGATCAACAACATGCTTCTATCGCCCACCGGTATTGGCTCGGTTCAGGTGGTCGGTACTCCGCTCGTGACAATGTTTTACGCCGTCACTCCTAACGGGGTCGACTCGCTTGAGGCTATGGGTAATCCCTGGATCACCAAGGAAACCATCCAGGCCTTTGACGTTGTATTTACCGCCCGGCTTGCTCCAAGAAACAAGGTAGTCACTCTAGCTGACCCAGCCAGGGTAATTCTACTGGATGAGCCCCAGCTCATCGCTCTGCTTGCCCCTCGTAACAGGTGGGCGAGATTGATGCGCCGTCAGAAGATTGCTCACCTGGCAGAACCCGTAAGAACTCAGGAGTAGACATGGTTCAGGAATACCCTCGTGAGAGCATCGAGTACGTGTTCTTCGATGAGCTCATGGTCGATGGTCAGGCTCCCCCAGGTGCGGTGGAGTACTCTCTCTCAAGGCCCCTAGGGCGACCCGTGCTCTGGGCTCCCCTCGTCGTCCAGGGCGGGAAGTTCTGCTTCCTGCTGACTGGGCTTCTTGATCCGGGACCCTGGAAGGTCTGGGTGAGAGTACCCGACGCCCCTGAGGCTAGTGTCATCGAGGCCGGTCAGATCGTCATCACGTAGTTCTTTGCCGGAAGGCGACCTTGCCTCAAGGCCTGTACGGAATATAGAGTGGACCCCAACGAAAGGAGTGAGCCATGCCGGTACGAACCGGAGGAGATCTGCCCGACCCCATCAACACCGATACGGAGTACAAGGGCAAGGTTCCGACGACTAACTCCGTCACCGATCTTGGCCCCTTCGACGGCCGCAAGCTCTCGTCGTCTGAACGCCTTCGACTGGGGTACCTCACGGGGCAGGATGAGGACCCTGACGCACCCGCCGAAACCGGCTTCATGGGTGGTGTGGACAGTCGCTACCCCGCTCACCCCGACCTGGAGAGCTACATCCCCGCTGATTACCAGGGGGACTACCTCGAATGACCGTCGTACTTCCCGAAGGCAAGGTCTTCGTCAAGGACAAGTACTTCGAGCAGACGGGGTACAAGCCGCACGACGCCCAGCGCCAGGTTCACTTCAACCCCACTCGCCACCGGGCTCTGTCCAATGGTCGACGGTGGGGTAAGACTCTGTGCGGCGGCAAAGAGGCCGAGTCGATGGCCTGGGTGAAGAACTTCCTTGGTCAGCCCATGATGGGCTGGATCATTGGCCCTGAGTACCCTGACTGCGAGAAGGAATTCCGCGTCGTCTACAACTCACTCAAGGCTCTGGGGGTCGACGACCTCAGCTCGAAGTTCTTGAACAACAAGGACTCGGGCACGATGGTCATCCACACCAACTGGGGCTTTCACCTCGAGTGTCGCTCGGCCAAGAACCCTGACAGCCTGGTCGGTGAGGGTCTTGACTTCTGTCTGATGGTCGAGGCCGGTCGACTCCACCGACGTACCTTCACGGAGTATGTCCGACCGGCGCTCTCGGACAAGCGCGGTTGGTCGTTCATGAGTGGGGTTCCTGAGATCGCCTCTGACACCTCGTTGCTGTACTGGGCATGGCAGAGAGGCCAGGAGAAGAGCAAGGCTCAGTGGGCCTCCTGGCAGATGCCCTCATGGACCAACAACTTCGTCTTTCCCGGGGGTCGTCTCGACCCTGAGATTCTCGAGGCCGAGGACGACTTGACTGAGGACGAGTTTAACCGGCAGTACGGCGGCGAGTTCGTCGAGCGAATCGGCCGCGTCATGAAGTCCTGGGATGATGAGGTACACCTCATTGACGACCTGGACTACGACCCGCGCCTACCCCTCTACGTCGCTCTTGACTATGGTTACACCAACGACTGGGTCTGGCTCTGGATTCAGGAGGACATCTGGGGTCAGCAGTACTGCATCGGTGAGAGTCGATGGACCATGATGGACACCGAGGAGATCTGCAACGAGATTCTCGAGAGTCAGCGACAGGGTAAGGGTCTCTGGTCCTTGCTCGACAAGGTCAACTGCGTCTACGCTCCTCCGGCCGAGCCGAGTGACACCTCCATCGTTCAGCGCAAGCTGCGTCGGCCGATCAAGACGAACACCGGTGGAGAACTGCTCGACCGAGTTCGCATGACGGACAATCTTCTGAAGCCCAAGGGAGTTCACAAGACCCCGGGCATCCTCTTCAACAAGCAGCGTTGCCAGCAGATTGCATGGGAGATGCGAACCGGCTGGCGGTGGCCCGAGCACAAGTCCGAAACGAAGAACGCCTCCGAGAACCCCATGGACAAGGACAACCACGGCCCTGAGGCCTTGGGTCGCTACGTCAAGGGTCATCTCGGCAAGACCGACCAGGTCCGCACCTCGCGGCAGTCACGAGTTCGATCCGGGAGACGATGATGGTACTCAAGAAGAAGCTCTTCACCCCATGGTCGAGCCTGGACAACATGCTCGGCAAGCTCCCGGCCTGGTGGCCCGCCGAGGAGCAGCAGCGCATCGCGGCGTACGAGAAGTACGACCAGATGTACTGGAACGATCCGACGCAGTACGCGATCAGAGTACTCGAGAACGAGCAGCCCCTCTACGTGCCGAACGCTCGCGTGATCGTGGACACCACCTCTCAGTACCTGATGAAGGGCCTGGAGCTCGTGGCGACCTCCGGGGAGAAGACCTCCCAGCTGATGACGGCAGAGGACGCTCGACGCGACGCGCGAAAGAACAACAAGACGCCTGCCCAGAGAATGTTGGAAGGCTTCCTGAAGCGCGAGCGGTTCATGTCGAAGTTCGCCCTCAACAAGAAGGCCGGCATCACCCGAGGAGACTCCGCCTTTCACATCACCGCTGACCCCGCCAAGCTGCCGGGTGAGCGCATCTCCATCGACACTCTTCACCCGGGCATGGTGTGGAGAGTGCCTGACGAGGA